AAAAGACCCCGTGTCCCAGCCAGGGCAGCTGGGGGTGCACGGTAAAAAGCGCCCACCTCAAGCTAAAATTTCAGCTAAAGCTAAGGCACTAGCAAGCAAAGACTACGACAAGATTCGTAGTCTGAGCCTCAATGAGTATTGCGCCTACTACACATATGCTGTTCCAGTAAATGGAAAAGAACTGGCAGCAAGGTTAGAAGCAATCACGCATGTGCAATTTAGGGACTACGACGACTACAATAAAATTGCAGAGAACCCTATATTTGCAATGCCCCAACGTAGTAGGCAAGCAATAACTAACCCTCACGAAGGGTCACATCATGTACGAGCGGTCGCTGAGAACCGTAATATGGTAGAGTTTGCAAAGACCGTTAAAGTAGAGAATAACACTCTACCTGCAAGGCCAGTATTAGATATTAATTCAACAAGAATCTTAAAAGCTGGCTTTGCCACTGTGGTTCTTACACCACAGACATGTGGGGCTGATGCTGATAGGGCTAGGCAGACCCAGTTAGTTATCAAAGCTTACAATGCCACCTACAGCACTTTTGACACCTTTACTCCTATTGTCAATTATGATATGCTACTCAATGATTATATGGCTAATGAATTTGACAATCTGGAGCTCCCAGAATTTTTCACAAAACTCGGTGTCACAAAGAGTGATCTTCTCATAAATCTCACAGATGTCATTTATTACTTAAAACGTAAACAGATTTATGAGTGTGTAAGACCACTCAATGATGGTACCGTTATCTGTGGCACAATGCATGTTCCTCGAAATCATGATAACGGTATACACCCCATTGTCATAGCACAACAGGAAGGCTTTGTATGCATGAACGCTGGTAAAACTGGACACCTTCCAGCTATGACTATGTCCATGTTCGGTAATGATCATGTGTATGTACACGACGCAACATGGGCAGATTACGCTCAGGACCGTTTAACACTTATACCTATGCCCGACACAGGAATTTATCCATATATCCTCAAATTTGTTGTCGATGCAAGGTATAATTGTGGAGGTACTGATTATGTTCGATTCCATATAATAAAGATCTCCTACCCCAACTTCGAAGATTTTCAGACTGGGGCAACCCAGTACTCACTAGCACCAGGGGCTGTCAGCAAAAGAAGTAAGACATTTACACAACATTACCAAGTTATGCAGAATAAACTATCCCATTATCGTCAAACGCATAACATACCAAATGATATTAATAATGCTGACACGGATGAATACCCAGAGTATGATGCATATTACGATCAGGAATGGGATACATTCATCCGAACGTACATGATGGCCACATTCTGCGAGCCGACACCCATAAAATACACTGATGTCTCTGTCGATCTCGAGGATAAGGATGTGGCTCAAGAGGTTGATCAATTGGATCAGCAAACACCCAAGGTCCAACCTCTTGATGACTGCCTCAGGATACTCTCTTGTGATGGCCAGAAACCCATAATATATAGATTGAAGCCAAGTTACTTTGGCATAGACACACAGAGAGTACTCACTGACACTATGAAATATGTTGAATACCAGGTTGCAGTCAGTGATGAGCTATATAATAAGATTGTTACCAAAATATTGTTAGCTCAAACAGTGGACACTGCGCTTATTAAATCAATTGTTTCATTATACAACAGGTCCCACCCTGAGGTTAGCGTAGCCGATACCATAATACCAATTATCGCCTACGCACTCCTTGAAACCAAGCGTGCAGAATCACTTATTGTCCAGATGCAGGCAAGTGATGTGGTAAGTGCTATCAATACCATCAAAAGCACCACATATAAACGATTGCCTCAAGGTTTCATCGATGCCTTCGTGCAGGGAAGAGCTTGTGAGTATCTTGCCTTCAAGCTTAGACGACTCTTCTCCCTTGAAAACCCCGAATGGGGTTTTCACTAAGCGCCAATAATAGCGGCCTCCAGCAGCGCCGAATGCTGGAAGGCACGCTTTATTCGGCAAACCTGGAAAAACATGCAAGGCCTGACATTATGTCTGGCTACCACGCAGGACTCCATCAAGCTCACCTTGATAATGTTTCCAATGTAGCACACAAGCTGCAGCCCTTTGTTGAAATGGGCCAGCTCAAGTATGATCCTAAAACACAAATCTACATTGGAAACTTCCCCAAACTCATGTTGACCATAACAGACCCACAAATACTACAAAAATCTATACTGGTCAACCCTGAACACTACACCCCTGAATTGATGAAAAGCAAAGTGTTCAATTACTCCCACACCCTCTCAAAGATGGAAATGAAAGATTTAGATGATATCTGTTGGTGCAGGGGAGGCAAAAATTACAATAAAGTGGCATTCGAACAGATATTAGGTGAAGATGACAACACAGTAGATGCCATGGTTTGGGGGAATTGCATCCATACCATTGTAGCTGCCGCCAAAAGACAAATGCGCGCAGCACCAGAACCTGATCCCAAAGTTTCCGATGATTTTTTTAATTTTGCAAGAGATATAATTGAAAAGGAATTAGGACCTTATCTAGACAACTTTGGGTACTCTTATGACCAATGGTATTCACACTTGCCTTTTAAGAAGCAACAATTGATGACCAAGATATTGGATGCAATTGATGCAGATAAACCTCTAGAACTTGATCCTCAAGAATACAAACAACTTATACATTTGTCTAGATTGGGATATCTTGATCCACATTATGAGGGAATCTGCAAAATTGAGGTTCAGGCTATTGATGGAAAACCCCGAATGGTTTGCTCTATACCACAATTGATAAAATTGGTCATGGGACCAATCACATGGATGCTCGAAGATATAGCAGCAGACCATCTTCAGGGTTACTGTGGAGGCAAAAATCTACAACAGATGTCTGACATGGTAAATCATTATGCATCACAAGGATTTACAGCTGTTGTAGAGGGCGATGGTTCAGCATTTGATAATACACAAGATGTCACACTAAAACGGATAGATAGGTACATATACCAACGTGTGGCAGAATCATTACACCATCTCCCCGAGCACACAGTGTTTGGCTACTCAGCTCAAAAACTATTTAAGGTCATAAGCCAATCACTATATAAAACCATGGATGTTATTGTGCTCGATCCCCGTACCAAGAGACGAAGGAAAATAATGGAGTACTCAATACTTGGTACAGTGTTTTCTGGCGATTGTGATACCACACTCTGCAATACCATCAGAATGGCATTGTATAACAGATATGTGATGGAAAGAGCAGGGTTCCACTTTGGACAAGATTATATTTGTTATTCAAAAGGGGATGACTTCACAGTTCAGTACAATCCTGCAATGATCACGGCAGACTCTATAGAGGCAGCTTATTACAAATACTTCCTGAGGCCCCCAGATGATTCAACTAAAAACTTTGACTGTAGAGTCTATGGAATTGGGCAGATTTGTAAATTTTTAGATTTTGGACAGCTTAACAGTATTAAATTCTGCTCACTTAGGGCTTGGTATACTGATCGGTCTCATACAAGAATATTCCTTACCCGTGATCCTGCAAAGTTTTACACGCTATCAAAGTACTCTCGGAAAACAAAATGCATGACACAGATTAAATTGGCAGAGTACCTGATAGCCCAGGCAGTGGCGCTAGAGCAGTATTATACACGACTCAGCCTATTCGAAGCTATGGCTGGCATATACAGATGGAAAGCCCGACAAGTTACTAGTAATTATACCATGTTAGCCATGGCCACAACTGCTGCTCTAAGGCTTGGTGATCAACGAATTACATTAGATCCCAATAAAGAAGCAGCCACCAAGAATGTTTGGTTTGGAGAATACATACAGTTCAAGGATCCCACTAAAGTACACAAAATAGTAGATAATTACTGGGATTCTGTTAAAATGTTTGAGAACCAAACATCCACTGTCGGTCTAAGCCAGGAAGCCATCAATTACATCAATCAACAAATCGCTGATGAATTCTCAATTGATGAGCTGGAGCTATTATTGGCGCCAAATAAAAGAACTCATGAACTCTAAGAAATCTAAAGCAAGTAAAAGAATGGCTCAAAAGAAAGCAAATAATAGGAGGAAAGCACGTAGATTACGAGCTATTCGAGGCTTAGCAACTAACAGAAGAACGAGTAGAATGCCAGCTGCATTCTCTCGTACTTTCTCAAAACAATGGAGAATCTTGTCACAAGATGCAACATCAATGACTGTCTCAGGTCGGGATTTGATTTATCAAATTCCTGACTCACTTGCCGGAGTGCAGGGCACTAATTTAATGACATTTATCCCAGCTAACCCTGCATATTGGACAGGTACAAGGATGGCCTCCATGGCTGCTGCTTACCAAAATTACCGACCCATATCACTCAGCATAACTTACGTACCACATTGTGGTTCAACTCAAGTCGGTACAGTTATCGGCGGAACCATCTGGCAGCAAGCCCCACAAGCTGATGCACTACAACAAACACTACAAACATCAAATGGAGGATTCATGACCCAGGCATTTATGACCATAACTAAGAATATCACACTAGGGTCTAATCTTCAAAAGAACTTGTACCAAGTCAGTGGTGACCTATCTGTTGACTCAAATCCATTTACCTTCATGGCAGTAGCACAAGGCTGCTATGATGAAAAACAGAATAGGATAGTACCAGGTTATTTCTTCATCACATATAAATACGTTCTAAAGAATCCAATTGGTACTAATGTTGCTTTTTACTCTAGTGGAATTAAAACAGTTGCAGAAATATCACAATCTACCCACAGAGTTATATTAATGGCAACACCACCAACTGACAATACTCTCAACCCAGATAAGATACCTATTGGCACTGCTATTAATGTCGATACTGTTTATGATCAAGAGAATCAAGCACAGACAGCATTTTTCATAGACGGTACCGAGATCGCACTCATGAACAATGCCCTTATCTGGGAATTTGCCAATACACCAACCCAAGAAGGAGGGGGAATTGCACCTGTACCTACTGATCAAATCAACTATGAGATTATTTACCAAAGTACAGGTACTGGTGATGGCAGGTCCATGCAAGTATCGCTCGGAGCTATCCTTTATATAGTTGACGCACAGAATGAATTCATAGAGGCCCGAACATACATTGCAACCGGCAGTTCTGGTGTAGTTAACTGGACCCACACCGTCCCACAAGGAGCTACATGGTATGTCGTTTTGCCACAGTCCCATATGCTTAACTCAGCAACATACCAACCAGAACGCGCTTTCATTGGAGGTCTTAAGTCAGTCACCTACCTAACAGGTAGCACTTCTCACATTCAGTTGGTAGCTAACATCATATACTATGAAAACATCCGCTATATTTTCATAGCTGCTAACAACTCCAATGTAAGAACAGTCTATGCTAAGAAGAAGAAGATAGCAAACACCGCAACATTGAGGAAGACGAAGAATGTAGTTTACAGGCCATTGACACAACCAACCACCATCAAGGAAGAACCAAAAGAAGAGGAAGATGTCAATGAAATCAAGAATGCTTTTGAAGACTTGAAAGTGTAAGCAAGTACTTTTAGTACGAGTGGAAATTTCT